CTAATACGGGCTATGTGCTCGGTATTTTTCTAACACTAACCTTACGTTTTCCCATAACTCTTCAATGTCTCGATACTCTAGGTAAAACCCACTATCAATAAATTCAGCACCACTTGATGAAAACCACGGTTGAGTTTCACCTTTCCCTCCTACCCCTAACTCAAATTTAGCGTAGTACTTGCCGCCAGTTGGGCGAATTTGGAATTTGATGTGATATGTCCAATGAGTTTGTGAATGGCAGCGTTCGTAATGGGCAGCTATCCAACCAGAATCGTAAAAGTTTGGTAAACGGCTTGTTGGCAACTGATATTGTGAAGGCGGAAGCGTTGGCATTGCGCTACGCAGTTGGCTGGCCATTTGGTTGAATGCGTTAATGTAGGCTTCTTTAATTTGGGCGGCTTTCGTACCAGTGAAGCCCATAACCAAGAACATGAAGCCATCTTTGGTCATTTCAAACATAGATAACTTTCGCCCTGAATTATCTTTATATTCACTGAGCGTAAAATTGCGCTCAGTAAATTCATCTGAACATTCTAAGGTTTTCAGCTTACGAATTACGTCTTTGTGCTGCTTGTTAAATGCTTCTGCAATTTTCAATGAAGTAGTGCGGATTTGCTCGCCTTGGTTAAAGACCAGATCAGATACAGTCAGGGTAAGGGAAGTTGTATTAGGCATGATGGCCTCCGTAAGTGATTTTTATATCACCACACAAAGGTACTAATCTTCGGGTGGTGAACTGAACAAGGTTAGTACTACCGCACTTACGAAACGGCGCGCCGAAGCGCCCTCGCCCAGCCCACCATAATGCTGATAGTGCGTTTTTTTAGGTAAAACGCCTATGTTCAGGTGTGCCGAAGCCGCACATAAAAAACCAGCAAAACGCTGGCATCCATGTGCCGTAAGTTACTGCGGGGTACTAATCCCGACACTGGATTTTGCCAGTGCCGTTACAGGTTAACGATGTGAAAGATCGGTGTCAAACGTTTAATATCGGCAGATATCGGGGAATAGCTATTGACACCTGAGCATACACACATGATAAGCTGCTTATCATGTGTGTATGCTCTACTGGAGATTGGAGGTGGTTTGTGTATTTTTCAAGCGTGATGTGTACATTCAACACTCTAATATGTACTATAACGGCATAAATCGACAGCTGCCGTATTGAATTAGTCGCTTCACTCTGTTAGGTTGGTGCTACACACCAACCTAACAGAGTGAAGCTTCTTAAAAGTTCATACAAGTTAAGAATTAAAGCTATACTGTTAGTAACAACCAATTTTATAAACGACAAAGGAGCATTTATTATGGGCAATATAAACAGAACTGAATACCATGAACTAGACTTGCTCCTTTGGGATATGCATATAAAATTTATAGCACCTAAGGTTGCGCTAAGCATCTATGAGAAGCGTTGGGCTTTCGTAGATCAAAAGAAAATTAACCCAAATGAAAGAAAATTATTGGATCGCTTAATCAATGAATTCGGTAATGGTTGTTTCATGCCTGCGATTTAAATATGTCTCAATACTCTATAAAGCACCATCAAGTTATTGAATCAGCGTTAAAAAACTTTAACGCTGATTTTTTTTGTGAAAACCAAATAACTTTTGGAGGTGGAACGCGAATTGCTTTAGAACTCAATGAATTCAGAGAATCAATTGATATCGATTTTTTGTGCCCAAATAAAGCATCTTATCGTGCAGTTCGAGAACAGGTTACTAACGTCAGCCTAGGTAGCTTAGTCCATGAACAATTCGAATACGCTAGAGAGATCATGGCCAATCGTTACGGTGTTCGTGTTTTTATAAAATACCAAGAGACTCTGATCAAACTCGAATTCGTAAGTTTTGATAACTACGAACTTACACCAATCCAGTGTGATACAAAATTCCCAGTACCATACTTAGATCAAAGGTCATGCTTCTATACAAAGTTGCTATCAAACTCAGATAGGAAGTTACAAGAACCATATAAAGACATACTGGATATTCTTGCCATGTATAAATCTTGGGGTAGTATTCCTGATATAGCAATTACACAGGCCGAATCCCATAATGGTAAAATTATCGTGCGCGATTTAAAAGAATCACTGCAAGACATCATTGATTTCCCTGAAAAATACATTGAAGCTTCAGAAGTTGTAAAAATGAACTCCGAATGGGTTGACGATATTGTAAAAAATCAACCAATCGCGTTACTTAATGAGCTAAATATAACATATAAATAAACTTAACCATCAAATCTTTAACTATACAAAGACTTTATGCTTTATTGCCGATAGTTTCCCTCAAAACTATCGAAGTGTTTAGCAGAACTTACTCGACATGACTTATCGAATCCACTCGTCCCTTTAGTTCTGAGCTGTCCGACCCATGTCCTGTAATTGCGCTCGCTTGAACAGGGGCTTGGGTTGTGGATGAGCCAGACGCAACACCACTATGCGTATGAGTCGCCAATGTGTCGGCTAGTTCTTTCACTACCTGCATCAGTTCAGACAGCAAAATTAGCACGTTCTCTTCTTTAGAACCAACCCACGTTTTAGGTGCTTGTAGCCATTGGTGTTCTGCAGCAATGCTTCGGCGGACTTTACCAATAGTCTCCACCAATTCGCCAGCTGTCGCGGTTTGCATGTTGCCCAAACTGCCTAGCACAATGTCATCACCTGCTATTAGGTTAATTGCGCCGAGTGCTTCAATTAGCTTTTTGCCGATCACTTCTTCAATACTGTGCTCATCAACCAAAATATGGTGCTGACCAAATTCACCGCGATAGCGTTCTGCTTGATCAAGCTTTTCGAATGCTTTTTGATTTTGCGTTTGGTCGGTTTGCTGGGTGGTATTTCCTGCTGCATCAATTCGGTTGCTTACCTCTTCACGTTGCTGCTGCAGTTGCTCCCCCGGCTCAATCGACGGCAACGCATATTCACGACCATAAACACCACGAATGATAGGTCTGTCATTCCGACCATATGCGAAAGCGATTTCAACCAATGTTCCCTCTAGAGGGTAAGACAGCAATCCAGATTCATGCCCACCCATATGAACGGGCAATGGAATCGAGCGATAGACAGGCACGTTAATATCTGGGTTTAAGTTTTCATCAAGTACCTGAACATCTACGGCAAACCTTGGGCGGAATGAGTCAGCAACTTGCCCGGCTTCTGCTGTGTCTCTTACTACTTCAACACGGCCAAACTTAGGCAAATGAAAACCTGCCGCCAACTCTGGGAAGTTCTGCAGCGTTTCACGTTTCTTTGGTGGGACTTCGGATTGCTCAACCTTCCAATATGCAGTCATTTCGTCTTGAATTAAATCAACTCGATTGACGCGCTTATCGTTCATGACTCTGCCCGGCCTTAGCATAGGAAACGGAACAAAGGTGACACTGTTACCACTTTGGCGACTGGTGAACTCTTCCGGTAGTTCCATCGGTTTGTTGTTGAAGTGACTATCTTGATACGAACCGAAGTACACGACCTGATCAGTATGTTGGAACCAAACACAATCAGGAATAGAAAACGCCTTAGAGATTTGCTCTAAACATTGATAGCCAGTTCCCTGGCTAACAAAGTTTGGAATCGTGGTTTTGATATAATCCGCATCAGGCAGATTGAACTCGAGCCCTATCAAATCTGAAAGAACGCCGATCACCTGCTCTGCAGTTGGGTGCTCTAAGCTAACCGCCCAACGTTTAGACAAAATTCCTGTTAGCTCTTTGACCGTGAGCTTATGGTACCCATTTGCTGCAGGTTGAACTTTGTCGATATACCCCTCAAACCAAGGAGCTGTTTTGTTCTCATAACCAATATCTAAACGTACAGACGCAAACTGCTCTGGCTTTGCTTTGGTTTCAACTTCAAAGATGGCAACACTGCCTAGTGATAGCTTTAGGCTCACCATGTTACTCACCAGTTTGACTTCTTCACCACTGATAAACAGGCGTTTCTCTAGCTTCATTGCGTTGCTTCCTCTGCGTTATTCAGTGCCTGTTTTAGTCGGGTGTTTTCTCGTTGTTCCGGTTTGCTTTGCTCTTTGGCTCGTTGCTCTTTTTGCTCTGCGACACTGTTATGCTCTCGTAGCTCAAAAGAGACATTCCAAGCCTGTAAGGTTTCATGCTCCCTCGCATTGATACGACCAGTGAATTTCACGTTGCGAATCTTGAGTGCTAACGCAATATCATTACCAATCCGATAAACCCTGCGCGTATTGGTGTCGTCTTTGTCCGATGCAAGCGAATACAACTGAGTGAGCGTTTCTACACGTGTGAATGGAACACGACCACTAAAGGTCAGTTTCTTACCTTTATCGCCTTGCTCTGCCGTATCGGTACCCGATGATTGACCGCTCATGTCTTGGTCTTTTAACTCCATCGACATTTCAACTTTCATCGAGTCTAAGTTAACCGGCACACCATCGAGAGCTAACATAGCAACTCCTCAAAAAAGGTCATTGGTTCATGGCTAAGCAATAGACTCGCCACAGTGAATTGATGATTGTTTGGCGCACCTGCTTGGTTAATCTGCGTTGCTATACTCTCAGCATTGCCTGTAACAGAAAAAGCGTAAACACTACCCTTTAGGTTTTTAAGTGCATTTATCTGCGCTTTGACATCGCCTAACTTATTAGCTCGTTTTGCCGCCAATGCCTGCAACTTGCCGATCACGTTACTTGCATCATCAGCTAACGATTCCAGTGTGGCAATTTGCGCACCCTGCCAATGCAAAACGTCATGCAATAGATTGGCATGGAGTTTCGCCATAGGTTTAAAACGAGGTTGGACGATTGCTGCAGGTTGGTGAAGCTTATCGGTTTCATTGGTCACTAGAGCCTGGGTTTGCCTAGCCACCTGACACCAATCTGGCATAGGGAACACGGAAATAAGATCCGCCAACTGATTAGCGAACTGTGCTAATTGTGAAGCGGTTACCATAAGCGCAATACAGTGAATAGTCCCTGTTGGTCGGTACTTATCAGCATGGTCACGGAGTTTCCCAGATAACACGTTGACTGCTGCCAGTGGGTTTAGGTAACAACCCGAATCCAGCTTGGTACCGACTTGAAACTGATAAGGGGTAGCTGTTAGTACGGTGCCAGTTCTTAACAAAGATTCAAGATCACCACGCAACCCAATTAACGCACTTGCATTTTCACTTAAAGAGTGACGCCCATAACTGGCGTCACTTTCAAGGTGAGTTAAGCGGCTAACGGCATCATTCATCGTTGTGCCGATTTGGTCTGTTACCTGCTCGGCACTGGTTTGGATTGCTTGTGAACTGCTAGGCCAACTGAGTGGGGATTGTTGCCACATACAGCTTATACCTCGGAAGAAAGCTCTGGCTGAATTGGCCACGGGTGCTCAGCTTTGATTAGTTCAACTGCGGCATCCGCTTGTTGTTTGAACGCTGCCGCTTCATCAGTTAAGCCTTTTGACTCTTTGATCCACGCTTCCATGTATAGAGGATCGCTGACTTCACGGTAAGCAGCTCGACGCGCACTATCCACTTGGTCGTACTCAGCGATGTATTCATTACTCTGGTTTGTAACCCAAGCGTCACTAATGCGTTCATCAAATAGCGTTTTTGGTTCATCGTCTGTCCAACCATCAGGAATGGAGCCTAACTTTTCCACCGACTTAAACTTAGTACAATCTGACTCATCAAAAATCACTTTCCCAATGTGATCTTCAACATACTCAGTGCCTGTCGGTAAGTTATTATCTAACACAACAATGACCTTGAAACCTTCTTTCTCTGCCTTTGGTTCAACCTTTAACGCACTACGTGGAATGTGATGTTGGCCGGCTCGACATTGAGATTTAATTGCTTTTTGGTCGACAATTTTCGTCTCTTTATCCCAAAGCCAATAAAGTTCATCTGACATACTCACTCCTAAACAAAAATAATCTTGTTCTCTATTGTTGTGATGGGTTGGTTTTGTGAGGCTGTAGGGACCACACGCGACGCATCAAATCCAGTGATTTGAGAACGCTTTGACGCTATTGTAAATTTTAATGAAGACATCGTATTAGTGATAGTTGAACCAAACATAGCTCCAGAATGACCATTTACAATGGTACTTGTTGATTCTTCATAGCCAGCTATATTCACTCCACCCACAATATTTCGAATCGCATCATCATGCGTTTGGTTTAGTTGGTAGCTAGCACCGTCGGCAGTACGTACATAACGACCAAGAATGTCACGAGTATTAATGATTGCAGTATCACCGACACCCGAAACTAATTCAGGCCAACGCAAAGCCAAACGCCAGTACATTTTTGCGTTCAAATCCACTTCGTTCTCCAGAACTGCTTCTTCGGGAATCGTACCAGATAACCAACCCGACATTTGACCAGCCGTATTGCCTGTGTACGGGACCCACCACCAAGGCGCTGGTGCACCCGCCCACAGCTCATGCCGATTAATTGGGTCTTCTGGATTTTTTCCTTTACACTTTAAATTTGGCCCTGCATACATTTGCCAAACCCTTAACTGACCATTCAGCCATGTAGTACAAATTTCACCTGTCTTGTACTCTCGTTCAGAGTTATACGGCATAAACTGTGATACCAACTCATGCTCAGCCAAACCACCTTTTACCCGCCAATCAATCACCGAACCATCAGCATTAATTCCAGCCAGTTTTGCAACGTAGTGCTGATCACCGTTGCCATCAACATAATCGTTTAGCTCAGTTTCAGAAACTGCAATCGTGACTTTGTTTTCCCACACTGACAGTGCAGTACCTTGGCGAACAACATCCACATACAAACCGCTGGGGTTAGTGGTGATGGTTTGCAACACTTCACCAGTCAACACACCACGTAAACCGCCGACATAAACAACACCAGGCGTCACTTTGTATTTATTCGGGTCAGCTTGTTGGGTTACATCGAACCCATCAACAAAGGCCGTGTGACCGTAGCTATCTAAACTAGCCAAACGGTGGTCTTCTTCGATACCTTTCAAGCGGGCTTGATAGTCAATCTGCCAAGTCGAAGCATCAACGGTAATTCCAGCGATTTGCGCGGCTCCGTCATAGGCTTGCACCAATGACTTAGTGCTAGCCATACCGTTTTCTTTGGTTTCTTCTGCTTTGTGTACCACCATTCCGCAAGAATTTGCCACACTCTTGTCACGCAGATACATTGCATTAAAGGTGAATTCTGCAACAGTACCGGGGATCACAACTGAATACGCCAGTGCGTTGTCACCCAGTTTACCCACTTGGTCGATGTCTTGTTGGTGAACCCACAGCGAACTATCAGGTAAACCATTTTCACGGTTAATTGTTTGGCTTGGGTCTAGCCCTGGAATGTGCGCAAAAATCATTTCATTCATATCTGGCGCATTACCGGCACCAATCTGACTTTGCAGATAACGCTCAAATTCGAGCGGGATTGTCGTTTGACTCATTGGGATATCTCCCCCTTATTCTTGCTTTAACTGCCTATAGAACGTTTACAATTAAAGGCTGGCAATAAAGACTTGTCTTTGATGCTCAATTGACTGTGGTTCCACATTAATTTCAACAATTTGCTTGTCTTCTGCTCGAAACAGACTGAAATCATGTGAAAATTCACCGCTGGCAACGGTCAGCGTTGTCTGAAATATCACTTGAAAACGGTAGCGCCGACACGTCCGTCCATATTGTTCAATCAAGGTTTGAACCAACTTGGTGTTATTAGAAATATCACCGTCGGTTAGTTCAATGGTGCACACATCCCACTGCGCTGAATCTTCACGCTCTTTAAATGCAACGATACCAATGCCCAACCTTTCAAAAATTCGCTTAAACCCTTCAACGCTGCCTGCGTCTTTGGCATTCACAGCAGCGTATTTCACTCGTTTACGAAACAGCGAAAGCGGCTCACCCTCAAAGCGTTTGATGTCTCTATCCCAAGCCATTAATTCCAAGGTGTTTTCGCTGCATGTCAGCGCATCCATTTGGCGAAGCGGGAACAGTAGCCAGCTCCAAACCATTTTAAAGAATGCGAACACACCTTTTGATAAAAAGTGCGGCTCTTTGATTTCTTCCGATGTGGTGCTGCCGTCTTGCCACCATGGAATAACCGTTTCCGGTAACTCTGGTGCATGTTTCTCTTGGTTGTAATTTTGAGGTTCCGACATGGCTTACTACCTTACCGTTAGCGTTTTCAAGCGTGGCTGCTCTAGGTCGCTGATAATATCCTCTTGAACCTTTCCGCCTACGGTGAACTTTACCGATTCGACCTGCGCCATACTGGTGTGAATCTCACTGCCAAGCAGAGAAAGGCTAAAGCGGCTTTCTGGTTTTGCTCGGGTCATTCCTGGATATGCGGCCGTCTCACGAAATGCCGCCCTGATACGGTCTTCGACTTCCAGCAGCTCGTTAACTTTGGTTGCTTCGTCTAAGTTCGCTACCAAAACAACATCGGCGATCACATCGTGCTCAGTATCTGGGATAGCTTTACAAGTCAGCACATCACCATGGCCGTGATGTCCTTTAGCCATAATGTAGTCATTTAACTGGTCAAGAACTGGCTGTGGTGTTACTCCGACCTCCATCAAGATCAATGCTTCAGCAGTACCCGGTTTCACTTCACCTGTATTGTTGAAATAGATGTTATCGCTGCGAATCCCGGCAACACTGGAAATAATGGAGCGGTAGACATCATCAATGTGCCATTCACCCGAACTGGTGAAAGCGTTCTGAATACGCAATGCCAGTTCTTCTTCACTTTCAGCGTCTGCGCCCAGTTTTGTTATCCAGTCAGGTTCATTAACTGCATCGACAATGCCCGGAATCTCTTCTGGAATGATATTGAAGTAACCGGCAGGTAAGTTAAAAGCTGCGCCTGCTTCGAATGCTTCAACCAAAACTTTGCCCGTTAGCTGACCTGCATCAATCACGGTTTCAGCAAGCACTCGAACTTGATACACCACACCATCAATCGGCAGGGTTTGAACCACCTTACCCGCTTCTATCGTGACAGCATCAGCAGCGTTCGCCTTGATTAAGGTGATATTGCCTTGTGTTTTCTCTGCGTCTTTCGGCTCGATGTCATGTTCCCAAGCTTTCAGCTCTAAAGCCCAACGCTCTGCCGTTGCCACAAACATATTTGGCATGACGTGTTCTGCTAGTAGTGTTCTGATCAGCCACACACATGGTGTAACTACAGCAGCACGAACCCATCGCCAAAACGGTGACATTTCAGAGTCGTTAGATACCTTACTGCCAGCTCCTACGACTTCTTGTTTTAGCTTCGCTTCAAATTCTTCTTCGGTAACAGGCACACCCGATTCACTTAGAATCTCAACAAAGTCTGCGTTTGGTCGTTTGCTCATGCCCCGTTATCTCCTACAGAAAGTTCTAGATCACCATATTCATAAGCGGTTGCAGTTAAGGTGATCTCACCCGCTTCTAACTCTGTTGCCGTTGCAGTGCCGGGGACGACTCTCACATCACGCTCAGCTAACTGCTCAATCTGCACCATCACATCAGCTCGTAACGCTGGGTTACGTTCAGCAACCAATTGACGGGCCAAACCCGATTCCATAATGGCATGCTTAATATCTTGTGCGATGCTGTATAAATCGCTGCATTCAGCGGGCTGTTGACCTGCATCCATATCCCAGCCACCGTCAATCACTTTAATGTCGATGTATTTTTTGCTTTCTGATAAATGGCTATCCGGCATTGAGTTCATCCCATTCGGCTAACTGGTCTGGTGTCATTCCATTTGGTGCAGTGATGTAGACGTCACCGTATGAGCTCATGTTGCCGCCTTGTGGTTTATGAGTGGTCGTTACGTTTTGAACCATGTTTGGCGGTAGCGTTGGCATCGCTCCCAGTTGTTTGTATTCGGCAATGCTGCGACCGTTACCCGTTGGCATTTCTGGGGCGTCGAACGCCATTGGCTGAATAGATGTAGGCGCATTTCGCTCTGCTTGAACGGCTGCACTCACTTCTGGTGTATCAACCTTGCTACCCAGTTCAATATCCACACCGGGGATCATGTTCAGCAGGTCAACAATGCCCTCAATCGCTCCGGCAATAACATCAAACCAAGCCGTGTCTTTGAATGCTGCAGTTAAGTCGTCCCACCAATAGATTGCAGCGGCTACACCACCAATTAGCAGTGCAATACCAGCCACTACCCACGTGATTGGGTTCGCCCATAAAGCGGCATTAAATAGCCAAGCGGCGGCGGTGCTTGCCATTGTGGTAATGCGTAGCAGTTTCATGATGCTGTTTAAGCCAGTCATGGTGACGGCCCAACCTGCAGACATCATTTGCCCAATCCCCATAGCCAGCGATAGTGTTGCGACTACCCCACCAAGGGATAAACCCGCAATAGCGACGTAACCTAGAATTTCAGCAAGCCAAGGAAATTCCTCAGTCCAGCCTACAACTATCATCAAACCGTTGGCCATTGAGCCAACAACCGCATTAATGGATGGAAGCACCGCACCAAAAACAGCAGCGCGAACAGCAAACCATACGGATTGCAATCGCTCCCACTGATCAGTCATAGCGCTGGCCATCTCTTCAGCTTTTGACATGCCTTGAACTTGGCCTAATGTCTCAATACTGCCAGCTAACCCCTGAGTATCAGCCATTAACAGCTTAATCATGGCGGTGGCTTCTTTTGTGCCGAACGCTTTATCAAGCTCTGCAGATTGAGCAACCGATAAAGTATCCCCGTACTTCCCTTTTAGCTCTTCAAGAATGTCGAGCATTGGAAGCATATTGCCATGACTATCCGTAAAACTGAGCCCAAGCTTATCTTGGGCTTTTGCTACGCCACCTAAGAAAGCACGGTATTTAGTACCCGCTTCACTGCCACTCATTGTTGACTGTAGAGTACCCAAAATTGCCATTTGCTCTTCCATGGCAATACCAGCCGCCGTTGCATTAGCGCCTACACTGGTAAACGCACTGCTCATTCCTGCGCCTGTAGTCTTGAACATCTCAACAGATTGAGCGGTCATACCAGCAACTTGCTTTGACCAAATCCCTGTTCCCATTTCATCAGCACTATTTTTAAATATGCCGTACATTGTCCCCATGTAATTGGTGATGGTAGCCGTGTCTGCTTTCGTTGCTGCCGCGAGAACGGCCGAGCTTTTGGTGATGTCAGAGAGTTCTGCACCGCTAATACCACCAAATGCCGATTTAATATCATAGGAAGCCCCGACAATATCTGTCGCTGACTTACCATATTGAACCGATGTCCAGAGCGCCGTTTTTGAAAGCTGGGCAAGATCTTCATCCAGTACACCCAGTGATTTCACCTCACCAAGTTTTCTGTCCATTTCAATCGCAGGCATCAACGCATTTTGAATAGCAAAGCCAGTAGCCACCAAACCCGCACCACCTGTCGCCATGTTCTGCATGCCTTGCTTACCTGCTTCCATGGAAGATTGCACTTCTTTGGTAATGCCTTGCAGTGGCTTGGTGATTTGATCAACCAGTGCCACGTGCATTAGTAGCTTTTCCATACTCATGCGTGATGCTTACCCGCTCTTGATTTCAACTAATTACTAAACAACCGGCTAATTGCGCTCATTACTGCTCGCTCGCTGCGTTCAAACTGGTTTTTATCCAGCCAGATAGCGCGACTTAAACTTTGTTCGTCGTCGGGTTCATTGGGGAGAAAATGACGACGCAGGGCAAAGGCTTGTTCAAGTGGGTTATCTTCAATCCGCTTTGCCCTGTCAGTTATTTTTTTAGTGAGATTTCAATGCCACCTTTAGAGGCGTTATTCACCGTTGCGAACAACTCAATGGTTAGACCGGGCACGCTATCAAGTAACTCGATCAGCGTATCTTTCTGCTCTGATTTAACAGTACGAGTCAAATACGTGTACGCAGGAGCCACTTTGTTATTTGGCATCATGTCATTGGTGTAGTTGTTCGCATCTTGCACCGTTGGTGTGAATTCGAAATCAGTAGCACCGATAGTCACTACTACCGGTTTTGATGTGAAAGCAGGTTTCGTCATTTTCATCTCTCTTAGTTTTGTGTGTGCTTAGCGTGTTCGTGCTTGGCACGCCATTGCAAATAATCTTCGGCTTGCTGTGCGCATTTACTCAGAGCCGCTTTTAATTTGGGTACATCTTCACTCGCGGTGATTAACGGGCTAGTGCCTTGAATTTCTGGTTTATGACAAGGAACAATCAGTCCTGCAGGGGGCAACTTGATCACGACTTGAGTTGCAACCAACTCAGTACGGTTCGCGCAACCTGTTAGCAACATCACTAGGCCAAGGCTTTTGATAACATTCATCATCGGCCAATTGACGTCGAAGCATTTCAATGTCTTCATTGAGCTTTCCCTCTATAGTGCTGTGCAGCCTTGTTCTATCTACCAGTAACTGGTTTGCATCACTGTTTTCTTGGGTGAGCGTGTCAATGCTGGCTTGGCTAACTTGATTCGTTGATAAGGCATTATCTAAACGAGCCCTTAAAGCGGCCTGCTCTGACTTACTTGCTTTCAACATTAACCACATCGACATCATGGCAACCCCCACTACAGCAACAACTAGCCACTTAACCCATTTGATGCTTTTGAATGGAAAGGCAGCGATCATGCTCTTTATCCCTACGGTCAATTAAACCTTTCAACTTCACACCACCGCCATACACCCACCTTGGCAACTCATGACAGGCTTTTGTAAAGTCACCCTGTTTGATGAAGCGATAAATCTGCGTTTCGCTACCATCACGATTTCGCATAAATCGAGTACAGCCAGTGTTAAAACTAAAAGAAGTGAATGCATCGAACTGACCTTGTGACATCTGTTTGCCTGAATCTGCCTCTGCACGACTGATACATTGCTCAGCTTGCTGCAAGTTCTTCACCCAGTCGGTTGCAATTTGCTCTAACGACACGACTTGGTCTTTCACATCGTGCGTGTTGCCAATGCCATTCGTCGCCAGTCCTGCAGGGCATGTGTACGGGTCTTGTCTGCACCCCTCGGCATTACCGATAATGTCCAAACCAATAGGGCTCGTTCTTAGCTCCCCAACTTGTGTGCCTGCAATGGTCACGGTGCCCGTTGGGAGTTCTGAACTGTTCAGTGTCACACCACCTGTAACCAAACCGATCACAGCAGCGACAGAACAAATAATTCGTTTAGTCACTTTCACTGAGTGCCACTCCTTTTTTGTTAGCGATACGTTGCATCGCTCGCTTATGCCAGTAATTCAATCCTAGAGCTGCCAGACCAATGACAAGCGATAAGACGAAATACCATTGTTCAAATGTCAGCTTGCTGAAGGTCATACCCGCCAAGGATACGATATAAGCAATTCCGCTGGTTATTCTGTCGTACCAATCTTTCATTCCGTTACTCCCGCTCTGCTTGGCAAAATGCACAGTAATGACACCCTGCTATAACCACTCGACGCGCTTCTGGGATTTCATCGCCACACTCGTAGCATTCTTTCGCACTTTCTTGCTGGCTTGTTTGCACTGACCGTTTACGTTGACTTGCAATCGCCATTTCGGTGAATTTGGCTTCATTACTACTGGCATGGTCGATAAAATCTGGCATTCGTACTCTCTCTGATTAGGCTTAAACTAGACCGCGTGTGTCATCTTTGCTTAGATATGAAATACCATTGATACGGACAAAGAGTGGGCTCGTTACAAACCCTTTCAGTTTGCGCTTGGTCTTATCGCTGCTATTAGGATCAACGCTGAGTAAATCTGAAATCTGCAATTTCACGCCGAACAACTCAACTTTGTCTTCATCGTCACCTGTATTTGCATAAAACATGCAATCATGTGGTTTGATGCCACGCCAACTGCCTGCTTCACGTGCCTTTTGTTGTAGCTTTCGGAAGTTGTTCAAATCCAACTCGTATTCCACATCACAGCCAACCGCACCGTGAGTAAAACCTGTTGGGATCCCACGCTCTTTATCAACAGCTGATTCATCATTGATAGTTGCAGTTGCTGATTCCACATGAACCAAAACACCCAACATATTTACGTCGAAGCTTCGACCTGTATAACGAGAATGCATGAATTACTCTCCTAATCGCTGGTTGAGCATAATGCCGATGGTGATTTTTACTGGGCATTCATAAGGCGTAACAGCGAGCAGAATTTCCACTTCTTCACTGTTAATCCAAGTGATGGTGATATCTTCATCTTGTGGTGGTTTGATTTCACCGGGGAACTCGTAATCACCAATTTTCGTTACCACCGCCATTTCGCGCAGGTCTTGGGTGAAGTAGAGTTTTGCACTTGCTTCACTGCCCGGCGTTGAATTAAATTCACGATCTGCGATTCGAGCAATCGCACGGACACGGACTTTACGCGCCGCTTTCATCGCCACACGGATATGACGAATGTCTTGATAATCGCCACCCGGCACGTCTAGAGTTCGCCCTGTTGTCCAGTATTGGCCCGGATAATCTGGGTACCACATCGGAACTGCAATTCGAGCGGCTTCCAGTGCTTTAAGGGTCGCCAACTCCAAAGGTTTGCCGTCTTTATCCGTTGCCAATGCCATGCTACCCAGTACGCTGCCTGTTTTTACTCGTGCAGGGGAATCTGCGATAGACACTTCTTGGTTTGCCAAACGGCCAGCGTAAATACCTACTGTTGAGTTTTCTTTGTGAACTTGAGGAACGACAGTGATGTACTCACTTGCGATATCAGTCGGCACACCGACTGTCGCCGCTAACCACTGCGCCCATGTTTCCCCATCGACGGCATCATTATTGATGCCAGGCAAAGTGCAGATCATGAACACTTCACGACCTAACTTGGCTTTCAGTTCAGTGCGAAAAGCAACCGCTTCTTCAAGAACCGTCTTACCTGTCTCAGGTTTATCTAGTACCACGGCTTCAAAGCTCGATGTTTCATTGGCTTTAAACACGGCGGCTTGCCAGCTGTCTGCGGCGTCTAAGACGATCACACCTGCAGTCCAGTTCTGCTTCCCGTTTAACTGGGCCGCTTTTAGCGTAAGCATATGTACTGGGTCGATGTTATCGAACGTGCTGTCTGCAAAGTCCGTGGTGTTATCCACCATGATGAGGTTGCGCTCTGTTCCTGCGACGGTGCCGTACACAACAAACAGAAAGTGGAATTCAACGCCCGGAATCGGTCCGCGCATCATGTTCAGAATATTAATAATGACGGTAGGCCATGCCATGTGTCTTAGCTCCTATTTCGATTCAACTATTTCGGTTAAGTTCGCGCTTGATAATCATTGCAGCCCGTTTAGGGCTAATGCCTATCAATCGGCGTTCTGGGCGATCTACTTCCCACTTACGTGATGGAGTTTTGTTTTCCAGATCACTAATCAGTTTTGCGGCTTCGGCTACGGTCATATTCTGAGTAATGAATTTGAGCGTTGGCTTTTTGCCTCTCTTCTGCTTGCCTTGGGGCGAAAGTCTGTAACCTAAATCGCGTAGCTCTTTCGCCTGCTCTCTCGTTGCAGGGTCGGTTTTCTTTGGCTCTTTCGCTTCCTTGGCTTGCTTGAACCGCTGCTGCAAACCGCTTTTCTCTGCTTCACCGGTATGGTGAGCCAGTGCCACCGTTCCTCGTCTTGAGGGCCAACCCACAACCAAAACCCGGTTATTATCTTTTTGAAAATGCTTTAGCTTCTTGGTGAAGCCTCTAAGCATCTTTCGCCTGCCTTTTTTGCGCTTTGACCACGGTTTACCGTCTGGGTCACGCTGTGCTCGAATGTTCTTTTTGGTTGTCTTAGTAATGTATTTACCCAGCTCTTTTAGCACTCTGGCTCTGGCTTTTTTATCAAGTTTTAGCAGCTCGAATTGCTCTTTCACTCGCAGGTAACTGCGCTTGTCAGCTTTAATTTCAAACATTGCGAATAACTACATTTGATAGCCTTTCCGCCTGCCAAATCTCGTATTCTTCAATCTTCCAGCGCTGACCACTCCAATGGATAGGCCCGTCTGGGTCAGCAATCACTTTGACTGGTTCTTCAAACATCACTGAGATCAGCACTTCGGCGTTTTTCTCATCTTCCAGCACGACATCTACGTCTGGGTCGTCTAAGTCTTCAATGCGGAAACGGTCGGAATCGTTATCCATCAACCAAGCCCCAACATTCGCAAACAACACTGCAGGGTCGTATTCCTTGAAGGGGAACTTATCGAAGTAGAAGTCAGCCACATAACGCTGATAAAGCAGGTCGAAACCATGGCCCATGTGTTTGGTTTCTAGTTTCAGTTCAACCTTGCCCATTTCACATTCCATGCGCTTGGCTATCTTGTCGCCCACGACACTGGTTAAAAATGCGTTTAGGTCACGCAGCTTGTAACCTGCTTGATACTGCGTACTCATAACCGTTCCTTTCACAACAAAGCAGCCGATGAGCGAGAAACCCCCAACATATTTCGAATAATGCGCTGACTTTCTGCCATTAAGTCATCTCGTGTATCTGTTGATCTATCAGCGAGGTGGTCACCTTGATCTTTGGTATGAACCGTCGCAATATCAGGAAGTAGGTCCGCTTTAGCTCTCGAATTAACCGCGGATTCATATTGAATCACTAAGCGGTTTTTCCCATTCACAATGGGCGTGACTGGCACATCAGCGGCGTTTTCGTAACCTTGCTCTTGATACTCAGCTTTTAGTTGAGCAAGAGAACGGTTCACTTCAGCCATGGCATTCACTAAAGCAATGGTGATGCGATCAGGATCTTGCGCTGCTGGTATTCCCCTACGCTTTTCAAAATCGCCTACGTTTAAGTTGGGCCAGAAACCATCATTAGTGATTTCAGTATCTTGATAACGCGCATCTGAAGAACCCGTAAACATACTTAATCCCTTTTAAATAGGTGCGCCTCTAGCCACTGAGTCGACGGAATAAACAGGGTGATAAATCACTTGTTCTTCCTCGTCAGCCGAGGCGCGACGGCTTAGGAGCTGTTCTAAACTAGAGGTTGTCGCCACTCTCTAACGCTCGGATACGTTGCTCGATTTTATCAATCATCGTTTTTACGCCGATGGCTGGGTGTTCGTCTTGAGCTTTAAGTAAAAAGTTTTTGGCTTTCTCTAACGTTTCCGTATCACCCACGGAGCCTGCATGAACATCACCTTTTTCATTCCGAAGCAGGTAAAGGCCTGCGAACTTGAACCACTTAGCGCTGAGTTTTTCCGTGATTGCCCACTTAGGTTTTTCGCCGTTTTCATCCGGGGTTAAATTGGCAAACACATGATTGAAGTACGGCTCAATTGAATGACCATATGACGCCATACGCTCAGACCATTTCAACACTTCATCGGCACAGAAAGTGGCAAAGTCTCGCTTGAATCGCTCGGGAGTATCTAACCCACGTTCGATAGCAATGTCACACCACTCAATCGCAGTTTCTAGATCTTCGATATCGAAGAGCCAAATTACCATTTGAGTAAATAACGGGTTATCGAACTGCTCATCACCGGCTAAGTACTCCTCAATCGCTTGACGGTATTTAGGAACCAAAACTTCACGTTTGTGGTTAACCTTCTCATCCGTTCGATTGAAGGTTTTAAGCACCTTCAAATCACTTTCGAGTTCAGATAGAAGCAGGTGCAAACTGTTTGGGTTAGCGACAAACTGTTTCTCAGGTGACGATTTCTTTTGCTGTTTTGCCAATGCTTCTTGGCGTAACTTAGCTAATGGACTTGCCATGATTCACCCTTACGCTGGTACTGGTTCAACAACAGTGACGTCTTCGATAGCTGCAAACTTGTTGTAGTTGCCCACGGCATAACCTTCTTGGCGAAGATATGACGTTTCGAAGCGTTTACGATCTTCTTCGTTACGAGACTTACGCCACTGCGTACCCTTTTGAGTCAGGATCTGCAGGTTGGTTAAGTTTGTCACCCAAATCATATTTGGTGGGAAAAATGGCGGTGTATACACCGTTTTACCTGCAACGGTCTTCGCTAAGCTTTGAGCTGCTTTATGCTCAGTCGGTACTTCCGCTGATTCCAATAAACGATGCTGCTCTGCGGCCACTAAGTTGCGACCAATCAGAACCACCAAGTCAGGGTCGCCTTGATGCACTTCATGGATAGTGGTGTTGGTTAGATCGTTAACCAGTGAATCTAGGTTTTTATACGCCCCGTCGGTTGCACCAGTAGAATCAAGCTTGGCAGCAGGAAGAACTTGAGCTGGCGCCTTTTCTTTCGCAAGCTGCAACCAACCCTTATTAACGTCTTGTCCCATTGGGTTTGCTACTGGGTCCGTGTTTTCACCTGCTATGGAGGTACCATGGAAACCAATTCGCAGCTTATCTAAAGCAAAATTCCGCGTGATGGCGTTGTTCATCAGCTTCATCCACTGACCTTTGCCACCCGAATTCGCCCAGATTGTCATGGTAATCCAGTTGATATGAGCGCCAGAGTCCGTTTCAGTTAGCTCGTAGGTATTACCGCTTTGGTCAAGCGAGCCCATGAAACGACCGTCTTTAACTCGACCTGTCAGCAAACCACTGTCGCCCACATCGATCACTTGACCTTTAATCTGGTCAACCGAAATATTGGAAATACGGTTTAAGAAAGAGTCTGATTCAACAATGGCTTGGCGAAGCTTCGTTTCCATCACTGGCGTGATGTTGAATTGCTTAGACGCATCTACCACGCCACCCGCTTTTGCTACGGCTTGGCAATATTCATCTAAAAATTTTGTCGATACTGCATTGAGCATTTACACGACCTCCACAGTTGATTCGCCGCCGTTGCCTTCTTCACCTGGCTTTTGACCCGGTACTTCTTGCTTAAGCTTTGCGAACTGGGTTTCAAGGTTTTGTACTTGCTCGGCTACAGGAGCAAGTTGTTTCTCTAATTCACTAGAGAACTGCTCTAAAGAGAACGTTTGAACCTCACCTTCTGGTTTAGCTTCGGGTTCGTTAGGTGTTTGCGCTTGCAGGTTAAACTCTTGCTTGAGTTCATCCTTTAGTTCACCTTTCATGATGCCGAACTGCTCTTTCAGTGCAGTTTTAAGTTGTTCTTCGGTCACTTTTTCTTCCTCTGGTTCAGGATCAGGTTTTTGCTCTGGTTGTTCATCACCAGAATTGAAAAAGGCATTACACAAGGCAAAGAATCGGTCTGTTTTTGAGTAACACTCATCAAGGCTGATTTCTTCCAGTTGGCTGCAACTCAGCTCTGTGGTTTGACCTTCTTGTCGTGAAAACTGAAGTAATGAAACACCAGACGACGCAGGGGAATCGGTCACGGCTAACCCCATCAGGTAGCACTTTCCTTGCCCTTTATAGTCTGGATTGGGTTCTATGGAGGTAAACAGCTTCTGCCCAAGCTTATTGGCTTCAAGTAAATATTGATTAGGTTCAAGTTTGGCAAACAAGCGCATTTTCCCATCCACTTCTTCAGCTTTAACGGCAAGCACTTTGCCCCAGTTACTTCCGTAACCAGCAAAGCGTTTGTGTTCAGGCCAAATCAAAGCGGTGTATTCACTCAGGGCATAATTTTCTGCAATCTGCATGAGCCATTCTCGGGTGATCTTACGACCATCAACCGTCGGCCCTTCTGTTGCTACAATTTTCCAATCACTGGTTTTTGCCATTTGAGTTTTTACCTAGTATTAATTTGTCAGTTAGGTGTTTCAGACCTTCACAATACGCCTTTGATTTGCCCGTTTCAGCCACTTCAATTCCGACCAATTCGGATACAGGACGTATCCGAACCCATCCGAATTTTGCTATGCAATTTAGGCGGTTACCTCGGCGTATGATTGGTTCATGGCATATTCTCCTGAAACACGACACGCGGCCCGTTCCCTTTATTTAAAGGCTTGGACGCCCAATGAAATCGCTTCCGAACTAGGTTTGAACAGCACCAGGATCATTTATCACTGGGCTGACAAATTTGGATGGCGTGATATGTTGCGCGAGCAAACGATTGATGAATCGATAGCGCGTAGAATTGAAACCCTGCTTGAGCTGGAAAACCCGACCAAAGGCCAGCTCGATATGCTTGATAGGCTCATCAAGCACCACGTACAACTTAAAAAATTCCATGCTCAAGCTCAGCCAGTTGGAGAGAAACACTCAACTAACGAAACTGAACCTGTAGCTAAAACGAACGGTAAAAGCTCGCGTTCTAATAAGTCTGACGACAAGCAGAAAAAGAAGAGCAAAAAGAAGAACAACATTGCAGAGCTGACCAAAGAGAACTTCGCGACCTGGCATGAATCGCTCTTCGAATATCAGCACACGATGCGTAACAACCTGCACCAACGTACTCGTAATATTCTTAAGTCCCGCCAGATTGGCGCCACCTACTATTTCAGTGGTGAAGCGTTAGAAGATGCGATTTTGACCGGCGATAACCAGATATTCTTATCTGCGTCTCGCGCCCAGGCAGAAGTATTCAGAAGCTACATTATTGCGATTGGTGAAGAGTTCTTAGGTGTTGAATTGACGGGCAACCCGATCATTCTCTCTAACGGTGCCGAGCTACGCTTTCTATCGACCAACTCAAAAACCGCACAAAGTTATCATGGCCATGTTTATGTGGATGAGTATTTCTGGATCCCGAAATTCGATGAGCTCAACAAACTCGCCTCAGCCATGGCCACCCATAAGAACTGGCGCAAAACCTACTTCTCGACCCCTTCCGCCAAAACGCACACGGCTTATACATTTTGGACCGGTGACCAATGGCGCAGAGGTCGTGATTCTCGCGCTAACATCGAGTTCCCGACCTTCAATGAATATCGAGACGGTGGCAGGCTCTGCCCAGACAAACAGTGGCGTTACGTTGTTACGATTGAAGATGCAGCTGCAGGCGGTTGTGAACTGTTCGACATAGATGAACTGCGCGATGAATACAGCAAAGACGATTTCGATAATCTGTTTATGTGCATTTTCGTTGATGGCGCCAGCTCCGTCTTCAAGTTTTCAGCGCTCGAAAAAGCCATGGTGGATATTAGCCGGTGGCAAGACTTTAAGCCCAGTGACAAAGACCCCTTCGATCGCCGTGAAGTGTGGTTAGGTTACGACCCAAGCCGAACTCGAGACAATGCTTGCTTGGTTGTAGTTGCACCACCGATTGTTGCTGTTGAAAAGTTCAGAGTACTTGAAAAGCACTACTGGCGAGGATTGAACTTTCAGTATCAGGCGCAGCAGGTCTCAAAGGTATTTGAACGATATAACGTGAGCTATTTGGGTATTGATACAACGGGCATTGGCGCGGGTGTCTATGACCTGATTAACAAGAAACACCCACGTGAAACCGTGGCCATTCAATACAGCAATGAGAGTAAGAACCGGTTGGTGATGAAGATGATTGATGTGGTCGAAGCCAACCGCATTCAATTTGATGCTGAACACAAAGACATCGCCATGGCATTCATGGCCATCAAGCGAGCGACCACCAATAGCGGTAACAGCATGACCTTCAAAGCAGAGCGCAGCGAATTAACCGGACATGCCGATGCATTTTGGGCGATTTCTCATGCCTGCATTAATGAGCCGCTCGATCATTCTGAAAAACGAAAATCAACATGGCAGATGTAAATCAATGACTGAACAGACAACAGAAATAATCACGAAAGAATCCGCTAATGATGAAAGCTTGATGTTTAGCTTTGGTGAGCCGGAAATCATGGATCGTGATTTCACCAACTACGATTACAACGAGCTTTACTACAACGAAGACGGTAACTACTGGGAACCACCTTTGGATAGAGTTGGGTTAAACAAACTCACTAGAGCCAACGCTTATCATGGTTCTATCTTAATGGCTCGCCGCAATATGATCTCAGGTCGTTACACCCAAGGCGGAATGCAGAAGCAACAAATGCAATCAGCAGTGCATGACTTCTTAGAGTTCGGTGACACGGCCCTGCTTAAGCTGCGTAACTACTTTGGTAAAGTCATTGGGCTATGGCCTATTCCTACGATGTATTTACGCAAACGTAAGAACGGTGACTTTGCTTTCCTAGAGCGTGATGACAAGCAGAAGAGTTACAAGAAAGAAGACATCATATTCATCAAACAATATGACCCAGTCCAGCAAGTTTACGGTGGACCAGATTACCTTGGTTGTGTTCAATCAGCGTTACTGAGTCAAGACTCAACCACGTTCCGCCGTCGTTACTATAAGAACGGTTTGCACATGGGCTTTATCTTCTACGCGACCGACCCTAACTTAAGTAAAGAAGATGAAGACGACCTAAAGCAGAAGATGGCTTCAAGCCGTGGCGTGGGTAACTTCCGCTCAATGTTCATCAACATTCCAAACGGCAATGAGAAAGGAATTCAACTCATACCCGTTGGCGACATAGCGACCAAGGATGAGTATGAGAAAATTAAGAACGTCACTGCACAAGAGGTGATTACCGGCCATCGCTTCCCTGTTGAACTGGCTGCAATCATACCAAATGGTGGTACGCGTGGTGACCCTATTAAATTTGATTACGTTTACTGCAAAAATGAAGTAATACCCGCTTGTGAAATGTTCATGGACGCCGTGAACCGAGACCCAGAAGTACCCAAGCATCTCCATTTAACCTTCAATTTGAACAATGTTGCGGCCTAAGTAGCGTGACATTTTTTGCAATTTTGTTTTTCTCTGTCATTTACGTTCAGCCCTTGTGCCATAAGGGCTGAACAACACCGAAAATGATCGTCACAAAATACACACGATCATTAAAAAACTAACCTAAAACACAAAAACCATTATATTTCAATCAGTTAGTCAAACCAATCAGATCAACACTGATCGTCAGAATTTCAATTCCTTGCAATTTTTTGCACTCTTCGCAATTTTATTAGGCGCTCTGTAAGCCATTTTAAGCACTGTTAACTTACTGCAAGCACCGTTATTCCTAAAGGGCTAGCGGCTTATTAGCATTCCATCACGGCAGCAGAATTTCACTGAAATAGAATTGCAAAAAAAAGTGTTCAAAAACGTCGCAGGCGGGTAGGAGGAGTGCGTTTTCCGTGGGTTAGGCGTGCTTGCGGTGAGTATATTGACCGAGCAACCAACTAACAGTTACTATATGCAGGTTGTGTGCTTAGGCTAGCGGGCAGCGGCGCAGTGTCGAAAGCTGCACAAGTGACTTTTGACCCATCCATCATCCTTTTGTTAATGATTGTTTTTTTCATCAAAAACATGTTGCTAATGGCATCGGAACCAAGCCGTACTCTTGGTAAGGGGGGTAGGATTATGAATAAAGTAGTAAAACGAGCAAGAACATTACTAGCTTCAGTAGCTGAAACAATTGGCGGGCTGGGGATTAGTCACTTGGCCACAGACGGGCTGCTAGCCTAAGCGCATAAATACAAAAAACCGCCTTACTTGGCGGTTTTTTCGTTTAAAGAATCTAATTTAAACAAGCTTGAAGATTGATGGCTCTTCGGGGACCAGGTAAATGTGTCCAATCAGCCTTACCAAACTGGGCAATACTATTTTGAATAGTAGATAAAACATGGGGATTTACGAGCCTATGTTGATACATCGTTCTAATTGCCCAGCAATCAGCATTTTGTTCATTTTGCATACTAGGACCACTGACTGTATGTCCTAGAGCATGGTGCGCACATTCATGATATCTGAAGAACGTTCTAGTTGGACCTGGCATCGATTGCAAGACGTTAGGGTTATACAATATGATCGGCATTCCCATATTATTGTTAGTCGCAATTGCCACATCATTTATATTGTAATTGTAAAACTCCCCTACTTGCTGCCCCTGAAAGTTGAAACATTGTGCCCATAAGTTAGTACTTATGAACAAACCTAAAATGAATAGATACCTCATAATTTTCACTCCTAGCTATGACCCATAAAGCATAGGAGAATACTCTAATTAATGCATATGTAATATTGACAAATCTAAGCTTTTGGTTGGGGAGTTTAGTTTGTAAAAATGATTACTGACTGTATAAAAACACATCGAAATTTAGTACCATAAACTTATCATTTAGATAGGTTTATGGTGTTATATGAGAGTAGTTTGCCCCGAGTGTGGCGAGAAAGCCCGCATACAAAAATCAAACCGTATTTCAGCGGGTTATAGCGACTTATATTGTAGTTGTAGTGACCCCGAATGTGGCCACTCTTTCGTAATGAACCTAACCTTCAGCCATACTCTTAGCCCTTCGGCTAAAACGACATCTCAGTTAGCTTTTGAAATGGTTAAAGCCCTGGCACCTGATCAACGCCAAGAACTTAAGCAGCAGCTTTTAGTTCTTTAAAATCTTCATTTCTTGTTAACTTGTCTTCCTCTAACACGTGCTTAAGAGAGATAACCGTAAGTCCATCAAAAAAGAGTAATGCGCACAGGGGTAAGTACAACAAAGCTGCGATTGGAAATTCAAAAACGGCTTGATGATCCAAAGTCACCCACAACGACATCGACAACGCGATTAGGAACATAACCCCCAAAAAGAGTAACAGTGAAATTCCAATTTCTACATACATCCAAACCCTATGCAAAGTACCAACAGAAGGTTTCAGTTCACCATTATCGATTTTGAGTACTTTGGCAGATCTTTGAAAATGCTCTAACCGAATACCACTTTTCTTCTGGCTATATATATAAAGCAACCTATCACGAATCTCACGAGGTGCCCTTATTCCAGTTGCCTCAACGATATAAAGTTCAGATAACTCGTTTTTAAGGATCTCTTTATTATCGTTATCAACCCAATCACAGTTGATTGCGTTTTCCAACTTTTTAAATCTACTGGCTTTTAGATCATTAACCGTGTGAAGGATATCTTTATGATTCATAAGCAAAGTAACTACGAGGACCACAAATAGTATCCAGACTGGGGTTTCACCGCCAATGAAACCAATAATCGCCTTATCCAAACCGTTTACCCCTATGCAATGAATTGAGTCATTGAATCATAACTCAAATCTATTACTACCTACACCGTCAGCCATCTCAATTAGCTGCTTCATTGCAGTTAACTTTTCAGGCTCCAATTCTTCTCTTTGGTCCGCAACCAATAAACTCATCAAATAAATACCTACATCAGCTCTGCTTTCACCTTCAGTGCTGAGTGCTACAGCATCTATAATGAACTCCATCGCTTGTAAAAATATGTCCTGTTGTTTTAATGACATAGCTCTACTCCAAACCAAAAGACTGTACGAATATACAGTACTTTTAGAAATATTAATACAGTGTTTTTATGAAGCGAGATTCACCCCTCATTCTGAGAGCTAATCTGAGCCTTAAATCAACGGCCACTCGTCGGTTTCAGGAAAGAATGACAAATTAGGCTGTTCATACTCATAGTCGTCATCTTCTCCGGTAAGAGGTTCAGGCTGTTTTAGCTCGAAATCATCTAACCAGCTTAAATCTGGCTTGGGTTGGTACTCTTCAACCAGCTGGGCTGGGCGAACCGTGCCGCATGGTAGGTACTCCGCAGGGCGGATTCTTATACTCGTTTCATCATCTATTCGAATTGAACTGCCTTCTTGCAGCGCGATTAATGCTGAATCATCAATATTTGGCGGTAAATCACCACCTACTGAGTAAGGTTCTAATAATCGCTTAAGCTGATCGCTGACCTGTACTTTCTGCGGTAGCGTACAGTTATTGACAGAACTCCGAGAGGAATCAGAGATTCCAGAAAGAGCAAGATCAAAAGCCCCCGCTTCAGCGTCATCGCTATTTTCAGTTTTTGTTACTATCTGCCAGGTCTTAAGACGAGTCTTAACCAACTCACCTGCAGCAACAAACCCTTCTATCTTGCGAACGTCTTCGCCATGCGGAGAGGCAAACGGCAGCACTTCATAAGAGTTCGTGATCAGCAAATCCTCACGCTTAACAAACGGGCCTCCCTGCCCCATGATGTAGCCTTGCCAGTTACCATGGTCGGCCGCTTTCATTGTTCCTGCGACATTCACTTGGTCTGTATCAGCTCTCACCTCATAGTTCTCAGCAATCACAGCTACTAACTCTGCATTCGTCATGACATGAACTGGTTTAAACGGACCAACTAAACGGTACATCGACATGAGGTAAATAGAAGCCAACTCTTCACGTTCTTGCTTGAAAACGTATTCCATAAAGGCTTTCTTGTTTTGGCTAGCTAGGCGGCGCAGTTCACGGTAAGTGGTAACCGGCGCCCCACCAAAGAATTGAAATTGACGAACACCCCAACGGCTCTTCCATGCGTTGACGTTTTTGGCCATAGCTTGCACAGATTGCCCGGTCTCTTTCGAAACCTCTTCACCCATGGCATAGCCATCAATATTTTTTGAAATGTACTTAGCGATGTAGCCTGTCGCTGTGCCTTTTTCTGGGTCGATGTACCCAAAGTCACAACGAGGCTGATAATTGAATGGGCCTTGAATAGATTGCTTCTTCGCTGCTCGCTTTTCGTTGCGATCGAAGAACGGGTAAAGCTCTTCTTTGTCTTCATCAACCGCATAGCGAATGAATACGTCACGTACCTTGGCCACATGCTCAGGCTTAACCCAAATCAGCAAATGCCAGTGCGGAGTACCATCATGATGTGGCTCAGCAACGCGAATACCAAACCAACGAATTTCATCACGACCTAATTTGGCACGAATGCGCTGCCAAACCTTATTCAAATAGGTTTGTGCTTCACGTGGGCTCGCGCCGTTCCAGTGTGGAATGAAGCCGCCTTTCTTATAACTATTATGATATTTCGATGGTGTTGTTAGCGTTAAGAACAAACCTTGTAGGCCAAGCTCGTTGCCAATATCTTCACAGCCACGACAACGAACCATTAACTCATGACGACGAATTGCAGGGTTCGACATGCTTTTCAAGACCATGTCTTCCATTTCAACTTCTTCGCCAGTGGTTTCTTCTTGAAGTAAGTGGCCTTGAATAAAGTCCCAGCTCTTCTTTTGCTGAACTTGATGCTCTTGAATGCAATCCCATGATGCATAAGGTGACGCCTTTGCCGACACTTGCCCCATAGCAATGGCTAAGTGTTCACGCATAATCTTGCGGATGCGCTTTAAGCGTCTAAACCACCACTTTTCACAGCTCAGCTTAGAGATAAACGACATGATATTTTCAGGCGTTATCTTCTTGTCATCACTTGGTGTTTTTACTCCAAAGCTACGCACCAAAGAAACACACTGTTTGTACACCATTAATGCTGCGATGTTCTCACCGTTCTCGGTTTCACATTCAATGGTCTGAGTCAGTGCCGTTTGATAGCGAATCAAGATAGACACAATTTTAAATGCCATCTCTCGAAGTTCATCTTCTACTAGCTCGGCAATGACTTTGCTTCTAACAGGTTTACGGTTTTTCTCGGCTTGCTCAAAATCGAAACAGGCTTGCTGGTTCGCTTGCTCAAAGTTGTTTTGCTGAGGCTTGCTATCATCGTCGACAGCATCACTCAGCAAAGCAACCTTAGAAGTAGTAGGAAGTTGTTTGTATTGCTCTAGCACCAACAAAACACGCCTATGCGCGGGCACCATTTTTTCACGAATGAAAGTGTTTGCGGCAAAGCGGCCTTGCTTCTTAAAAATCGAAACATAGCGATTTGCGAAGTACTTAGTTAGATAGTGAGGAAGATCGGCAAAATGCTCGGACAACCATTCTCGATCTGCGGGGTTAACTTCATATAATTTGCGCTCAACAACAGAAAGGTTTTCAGGTTCACGCTCGAGCATCGATCGTGAAGACAAAACGATGTCATTAGGGATTGGAGCAACAGTCTGATCACCGCCAACCCATTCAAGGAAGGCTTCGTGTGATCGCTCTTGTTGCTGTTCATTAAATTCAATGCTGCTGATATCAACATCTTGATACCACGAAATAAGGCGCTCACCAGAAGTTTGAACCTTCTGTCGCGAGCGCCTATTTTTCTTGGATGCGTAGGTCGGTACCATCAACACTCATCCAAAAAGTCTGCGGGGTTGCGTGTGATTTTCAATTGAACCTGGGTAGACTCATCACCAGATAGCAAAGTACCCAATAACACTTCATTATCTGGGTGATCACCTTGGAGCAATTCTACTAATAGGGTTTCAATATAATCAGGTGCTTCAGCCGCAACTTTCTGTGCTTCGCTCATAACGCTGCTAGCTCCTGTGTGTCCATAATCATATGACCACCCGTATGGTTGCCTTTGATAATCACGCCATTCAAAACGTGTTGGCAGTTGAACAGCTCGCAAGCCGTTTCAATCGCAGGCTCTGCCGATTCAAACTCACCTAACAGAACGTTCTTCACTTCGTTGGTTTCATCGTGGCGAACGACACCGCCACCGTTATTAAGTGCAACAGCTACATAACTCAGCATTACCCCGCCTCCACAGTTGGGTAGCCGTGTTCATCGGCCATATCGCGCCACCACATTTGCATTTGAGTAGTTTGAGACGTGGATTTATTACAAGCCGACACAAAGAACAGCGCACGAACGGCACCTAAAGCTTGATTTGCGATATCTCGGTCAGAAGCCGTGTTGTAAACCACAATCCAAAAAGCCCACCAAGCGGTAATGAAATCTTCTAAACAGAGTCCCTGTTCAGTACCGTTCACGTTCACAAGTAATGCTCGAGTAGAGTCCAAGCTCAGCACATCGCCTTGGCTAGTTTCTGTAATATTGAAAACACGCATGAACTGTTCAATCTTGCGAGTAGTAAACCCTTCTGAACGCAACGCGTGGTTCAAGTCTTTCTGATAAACAGAGATAGTGCTCATGCTGCCTCCTCCCCTAACTTTTTAAGTAGAGTCGTTGCCTCTGTAGCAAAATAGCGTGAGTCTTGAATCTGTCTTTCTAGATCAGCGGTTGTGAGCCCTGCCTCTCGAACCACATCAATGCCCGCTTCCATGCAGTCGGCAGCTTCCACTAAACGATCTCGTAAATGCCCCATCAAAATCACACTGTTTAAGTGAGATGAATTTGAAAGAGAAAGAACACATACCTCTTTGCTTAAACCAAACTTACCGCCCTGCAGTACATGCGTAATTTCATGAACCAGGGACGCTCCCGTTTTATTTCCTTCATTATCAATTTCGTGCTGTATCAACACATCGTTTGCTTGATAGTTACGATCATTGACTCGAATTTCAGCCGTTTTACGGCCTAAACGAACCTCGTTAAAGAACTCTGATTGGGTTTTTACTTCATGTAATTTCATGCTCATGCCCCCACTGCAGATGAACAGAACTGCTCGAATTGATATAACGCTTCATCATCAAAATGGCCTAAGTCACGGAGGCCAAGCATTTCAAGAAACAGGTGGCGGTTGCTCATATCTAAGTTCGCCCAATGATGAAGTTGTGAAACTTGTTCAATCGAACCGTTGCGGTACCAGCTTGGGAATGAATAGCCAAAGAACACACGAGCTCGATCGCTTTCCATTGCTTTTTTGATATCGGCTAAGACTTCTTCTTGAGGGCGATGGGTAGCGATAGGCTCTTGCTTCTTCGCGATAGCATCGAGGTGAATCAAAACTTGGTGTTGCTGCTCTTGATTGCTTGAATTAAAACGCTCAGCGATTTGGTTAAAAGACTGACTAAATAGGTGCTCTTCAATATTACTCATCATCAATTCCTCAAATTTTGGATATAAAAAACCCTCCCTCTTTAAATCAAAGAGGGATAAAGGGTGTAGGCATAACGCCTAGTGGCTAGGTTTGCTTGGGTGTCACTAAGTTATGACCAGCGCGAAAGTACATCCTGTGCGTTGGCATCAATTCGGTTAATTTCACGTGAAATGCGCATTTGTTCAGCGCGGCAATTGCTCTTAGAAAACTGAGCCTGTAACTCTTCACGCTTTGAGCGAAGTGGCTTTAATTGTCGCTCGCCAAGTTCTCTTCGCGTGCGCTGTAATGCAGAAAGGCCACGTTCTTTTTGCTCACGGTTCAGAGACCAACAAGGCAAATCAGGGCATGGGTTTTCTAGCGGTGGGACACCTAGGTTTGAATGTTCGACTGTTGCAACTGACATACTATTTTCCTCTAACTTAAGCCGGGGATTGGTGCACCGTTGGCGATAAAGTCGATTCCCATACTCAAGAACGGGGTTACGCCAGTTGTGCGGTTTTCTACATCCGCGATAAGCTGCACTAAGTTACTGATACCGCTTTGAGCTTTACGAATGATCTTTTGCTTATGCGAACGGGTTAATCGGTCGTTCCCTGCATGCTCTAAAGCCATGCGAGATAAATCACCAGAATGCATTGCGTTTTCTAATGCGCGTTTAATGAAAGTTTCTTCGCTCGCATCATTGGGAATTTGTGCGGTCACCACACCGAGGCCAAGCAAAAGGCTATTAAGAATGGTGAAGTTGCCACTCGCCTTGGTGATCATTACAAGTTCTACGTTGGTAAGTATGTGCGGCTGCTCTGGGTTGAGCTTGTTACGTAGCATAGTGGCATTCATATCCACGGCCTTTGCTAACTTGGTCATGTTCTCCGAGTTCGCAAATGCACAACACGCTTCGTTAAATGCCTTTTGTTTAGAGCCACGGAATTCGCACATTGAGTCAATTTCGTTCATAACCAATACTCAATTGAAGATAAACGGGACGAAAACGAATCCCCAACCAAGAACATTTAGCCACAACGGGCAATGCTCTTTGGTTGGAATTAGGGAAGATAAATGCATGACTGCCTACCCCAACTTTTCCATAGCTTCACGAGTCGCCATTTCAACTAAGGCGATCATGTTGATGAGAGGAGTTTCTTTACCTTTTGCTTTAGTTTTAATAGGTAAGCGGCCATCGGCTACCCAATCCATGATGGTACGTTTAGGCATTCCAGAAAACTGAGAGTATTGGTCGTACGTCATGAAAGGCGTATTTAGGACTACTTGATATGAGAGCATAGTGATATCCTGTCAGGTAATTAAATGTACACATAAGTAGTCAGAAGTTGCAGCTCGCTGACTACGCTTTAGCAAACATTATTGATCGCTTATGCCAACTAATCAAGAAGAGTTATCCGCTTTCTCGTATTTAAGTGGGAAGAACTTTGTTCAAAGATTGATCGAAGTAACAGAATCGAAGAGTCAGAAAGTACTTTCTGAAAAGCTAGGAGTTCCGACTTCCACTATTTCGACGTGGGTAAAGCGTGGATTAACACCTCATGAGATCGCGGTAAGAGCTCATTTACATACCGGTGTTTCATTGAAGTGGCTTTTATTGGGAGAAGGTGAGGCGTTTCCGAACAGAAGTTCACAAAAGCACGAATCGAAAAGGCTAGAAACGAAATACCTATTCGACATCGACTCTTTTAAAATTCTCAATGGCGAATTATCAGAATTAAAAACACTAACTTTTGATAAATCCTTGCTTGATGAAGTTTCTGTAACCAATGCAATGGCTATACGCGAAGGTGAGTTCACATCAATCATTGATAAAGAAGTTCACCAAGCAGTGAGCGGCACGTATTTGGTGGATATGGACGGCCTACTGTCTCTAAACGACATTCAGCGTTTACCAGGCAAGAAACTAGCCATCAGCTTTAACGGCTCGACTCTAACAGTCGAAGAAGATGAAGTGAGAGTTGTAGGTAGAGTTGCGTTGGTGATGGAGAAGAAGTGATGAGTGTTGAATTAAGTAAAGTGGATGCTTTTTGTGTCCCTGAACTTGAGAACCAAGATTTTCAGTTAATTGAGGCTCGCAGTAACACTATTGAAAAAACACGACCGATTAATGTCGTGATTGGGGCCAATAGCGCCGGAAAGAGCAGACTTCTACGGTCTTTATTTTCATACTCCATAGATTCCTTTGACTATGAAATAAAGCTTTTCGAGCGTTTAAAAGAAAAAATCGAGAACTCTACTACCCCACCTGCGGGTCTATCTAGAACAGTTTGGGAGCGTATTAACAATTTTATGGTGCAGCAGTTTGATTCTAATGCAGCGCTCTTGGACTCAAACTTACACTCAACACTGCAAGCTCAAATCGAACAAACAACAATAGACATTCAACGAAGATATTCTGAAGCAGACATAATTCGAACCGCGAATGAATGTTTTTCGCCAGAACTATGGCAGGACATTTCTAACGCAGCGGCCTCTATTACTTTTAACCTTAGCGGGGTACACAAAGAATATATCCCTATACTTCGTGGACTGCGTACGTTGATACCAAATAACGATGTGTACTTAGAGCGAACACTTCAAGACTATTTTGGTGGAGCTCTCCCTGGCTCAATACTAAAAATCTTTAGTGGTCATACATTGTATGAAGACATGGTGTATTCGTTACTAGGTACGGAAGAAGAACAAGCTAGCGTCAAAGACTACCAAGACTACCTCTCCACGCACTTCTTTGAGGGACAACGTGTAAATATCATCCCTCGCAAAGACAGAGATGACAAAAAATCGTCGACAGAAAACAATGTCGTCCATATCAAAGTCGGGGATGAACCCCAGCGCCCAATCTATGAGCTCGGCGATGGCATTCAAGCAATGATTGCGCTAACTGTTCGTCCGTTCTTGGAAAAAGAGCCAACAATCTTCTTCATCGAAGAACCGGAGCAAAACCTGCACGCCGGTATGCAGCGTGCGCTGATTGAAGCATTTAGAGCATGTCCACAGCATATGTTCTTCTTTACTACTCAATCAAACCACTTTGTTGACCTCACTTTAGAATCTGACGACATAAATCTAATCAGTGTGAAGAAAGAAGTCGATGATACTGGTAAAGCGACATCTATCGTTCAAAGCCAAGCTAACAATAATGAAGTTCTCAAAGAGCTGGGTGTTCTCGCATCTTCGATTCTACTCGCTAACTGTTCTATTTGGGTCGAAGGTGTCACCGACAAACGCTATCTACAAGTTTATTTGAACAAATACTTAGATGAACTCGAAGCGTTCTGCATCTCGGATGATGGGACACCAGAAGAACGCGCAGCAGTAAAAAAACGCGCAGGAAAGCTACGCACATACAACGAAAACCTTCACTACGTTTTTGTCGAGTATCAAGGCTCTAATATTACCCACTGGGCCTTTACAGATGATGTAGATCCCGAAGAAACATCGCAAACACCAGCTCAAAGGCTAAGTAGAGATGTACTACTTATCGCAGATGCTGATATCGATAGTAAAGGCAGTCGTGTTACAGATTTGCAAGAGGCTCTTGACGACCGCTTTGAGCTACTCGAATGGAAAGAAATCGAAAACTACATTCCTCAAGACATTATTGTCAAAGCAGCGAAAAAACATTGGGATAGCTTCCAGCAAACTCAGGGTTCTAGCTATGACTTTGAGAGTTTACCTGACAAATATTTTGAAGATCCAGAGATCGGCATCGGTGGCTTACTCGAAGACAAAGTTTCACGTTCTGAAACTGCGACTAAAGCAGAAGGCAGCTACTTCTACAGAGATGGTGCACCAACGAAGAAAGTCGGATCTCAAGTGGTCGACTCCCCAAGCTCAGGTAGCACCATACGAATAAAAGTGGCTTTTTGTGACACTGTCGTAAATATTATGAAGGGTAAAGATGAAGATAACCAAGTTGATTGGGAGCTAACTCCTGAACTAAAAGGCTTGTGTGACAGAATCTGGGCATTTATTGAAGAGTGTAATTAGATTTAGCAGCCAACATAGTTGGCTGTTTTGTTATAAGGATTTAGATAATGGCTTACTACTGGGTAAACCTTGGGGTCTCATACAAAGAAGTTCGAGACTACAAATTTCTTTGGGCTCCGTCTCATTCATATACAACAAGCGGTGAAAAAACTGTTAAAGCAGGATGGGGCCACGTTCCAAACATCAAGAAAGATGACGTTATCATTTGTCACGAGAACAAACGAATTATATACATAGCTCAAGCTATGGCCGATGCCTACCCTGCACCTAGACCAGAAAGCCGAACCTATGATGAATGGAAGAAAGATGGCAATAAGGTAGACGTAAACCTTATTGTATTAGATCGCCCAGTTCCTACCGATGAATTTAAACATCACATCATTGAACGATTTAATGAGCAATGTGAGCCGAAGCTTTTCAATATTGAAGGCAATGCTACACAAAATTATATGGTAGCTATTCCAGAAGGAGTAGCCAGTATTGTTTTATCTAGCTTAGATAGCGTCAACTTGGATGAGTTAAAGCAACCCTCTAAAGCTAAGAGTGGTTCTAAACGCAGAAAAAAACGTAAAGCTACAAAAGGTGGGGTTCGAAAAGCACGATCAAATGCTCGTATTGGCCAAGGAGCATTTCGCGATGAGGTACTCGATATATGGAACGATACATGCCCGGTTACCAATGTTGCTATCCCTGAACTATTGATTGCCTCGCATATTGTATCTTGGGCTTTAAGTGATGACGAAGAAAAAATAGATGGCTATAACGGCCTACCCTTGTCTCCAAACGCCGACAAGCTCTTTGACAAAGGGCTGATCTCATTCGCAGATGAGGGAGTAATCTTGATTAGTCCTGTCTTACCCATAGCAACACTTAATGCACTTGGAATCAGTGAAAAGACCAAAATAACAGGGCTCACTAATGAACATGCTTTCTACTTAAGTCGACATCGAGAAATATACGGTTTCTAATAAAAAGCCCCGTAAGACGGGGCTTTTATATCTAACTTGTTGTTAATAAAATATGCATTCGCTTAATTATCATCAGGATGGTAAGTATTAAATGTATTGCCACGAAAACAACAAGTGGCATTAAGAACCAACTCGAAAAATCAATGCACCCAGTAAAATCTAACATACTCGATTTTACCGGGATTACCTTCCCACGAGCAATTGACTCAAGGACACACGAAACTACTAACAAAACAGAAAAAACAATCGCATAACAAATATTATAATAAAGTTGATCCAGCAATGTTTTTTTAGTGTCTATCATCGCGGGTACTGCTTCACCAGCTTGTTTACATTGTGCCGCTTTATCTTCAAGTTTTGAACCTTGATCATAAACAAGTACCAAAACGCTCAAAAGTAATGCTGTAAAAATGGCTCCAAAGTTGACCAACAATGATGTTAAGTCACTAGTTAAACTGAAGCCGAAAAAGTAAGAAAGAGACGCAATGCCAATAGGGAAAACGAAAAACGTAATGCTATCTGAGAGGCTTAATCGATCAGAACCTGCATTTTTTAACGTGTTAATATGCCCTTTTAAAATACCAATGACATTGATTTTATTGCTCATTAGATCTCCCCAAGTGGAACATTTGGATACATACGTACTGCGTATTCCTTAATTATATCACGAACCCAAGTTCGTATTGAATCAAGCTCAGGAACACCAGAAACAAAAGTAACATCTTCTTCCGATATTTCTATTTCGCATAACGAAGTTGATTCATGCCTACCGATACAAAAGGTCCTTTGTTTACCATCTAGTTCAACTACCGTTTTAATTGGGCCAGCAAAGTCACTCATAACCTCTACAGCAGCTAACCTTTCACTACCTTTCGTCAAGTAATCTTTCAATTTACCTAAATTGTTTCTTCTTGGTGGTTTAATCACAAGCTCTTGCTCATGATGACCAAGCTTTTTAACTTGATCAGCAATGTCTTTTACACCAACAAATTTAGTTAAGCGAACTTCTTTTGCCGTTGCTTCTAGCCAAGCATCAATTGCTTTATCATAAGCTAATGGCTTCATTTGTAAGGTAAGGTCTGTTCTAACAGAAAAATACGAAGAGAAAAGAACATAGAAAAGCGTTTTTACACCAATACCTCTATACGAATGCATAAACGCCATCGCTTCATTAAAACCTTTCGGTATATAAAAATGGACATAGTGCCTAATAATTTCAGCTTTATCTTGTGCTTTTTCGTAATCTACTTTACCTGTCTTTATGTCGATAATTTCAGTCTTCATTCCATAATTACCAACATTAAACCAACCGGATATCTGTCTCTTATGCTCGTCGAATGTCATATCTGAGAAGAGACAAACCTGTTTGGCTTCTTCAAACAGCTTATATTCATCACTATTCGACTCAATAAAATCTTTTAACATGTAATATAAGTCATATGATTTGATGTTATCTAAGGATGAGTAACGTTGTTCATGTTCACCGCTTAGGTTTTTATTAAAGCAACGAAGAGAGTACGGAGAAACTGAATGCATTTTTGATGACTACCTAAGGAATAAAACGACCTAAATTGTATCAAAACTCTCCAACACATCACACCAAATTGCATTGAAACACCATGCACAAAGCCTGATTTAAAACAATATTTGACGTCTTGATCAGGGTTTTCCTTCTTTGAATATGAATTAACTTATTCCTCGCTTTATTTTGTGCGCAAGTAGAAAAACATACACACTCCTTTTAGGAGACTCGGTTACCTTACCCAAAGTAGATGTAGCAATAATCAAACTTATCGAATTTATCGAATTTCTTCAAAACAACCTGTACACATTGTTTTTCCCATCCTGTTCAAGCCCCTTAATCTGATGATGCTTTGGCTCCCCACCAAACAATAAGATATACAACTTCCGGTCTTGATACGTCCCTACTACATAGTGGTCTTTTTGTATCACGTACTCGATGGTTTCAGCTTCCTCATCGGTGCACAGATACTTAATATCGACCAGCTTCACCCACTTCAAACCAACTACGTTCTCTGCTTCTATAAACCCACCAAATGGCGCCGTAAAGCGATTGCCTAGCTTCAATAGCGCATCAATCACCCCTTGGTTCTTCTTACTTACCCCAATTGGACCATCACTGTTGATTTTGAAATGACTGTAACCAGCAGTTACATGAATTGATTGATACATAACAAAAACCCGTTAACTTTCTTAGCACTTTGAGAAAGGTGTCTAACCTGTGCTTTTTGTTCGATATAAAACATTGTTCTACGTTTTAGCTCGATTTATACTGTTTTTATATACAGTTATTTTAGGCTTTATTATGTCTATCCGCAATTTAAAAGATGGCTCTACCAAACCTTGGATTTGTGAATGTTACCCGAACGGACGATCGGGGAAGCGTGTTCGTAAGAAGTTTGCGACTAAGGGCGAAGCCAAGGCCTTTGAGCTTCACACAATGAAAGAGATTGACGATAAGCCCTGGATGGGAGAAAAGCCGGATCACCGTAGGCTTTCTCAACTTATCGAGCTTTGGTACCAACTACATGGTGTAAACACCAAATCAGGGCCTAGAGCGAAGCGAAGAATGGAAATCGTATGCGAAGCTTTAAATGATCCTATCGCGAATCAGCTGAATGAACGAATGCTTGCCCATTACCGCGCAAATCGCATCTATAAAGGTCGTAACAAAGATAAACTCGCAACAAATCAACCTATCTCTATAGCCACACATAACCATGATCTTATCTGGCTTAAAAGTATGTTTAGCGAACTTATTCGCTTGAAGGAGTGGAAAGGCCTAAACCCAATTGCTGATCTCCGAAAACTTAAAACTTCAGAGCCGGAATTAGCGTTTCTAACCGTCGATGAGATCACTCACCTACTTGATGAAGTAAAAGATAGCCCAATGAGTGAAGAGCTCACTGCCATAATAAAACTGTGCCTAGCAACAGGGGCGAGGATTCGAGAAGCTATCGAGATAAAAGGAGCTCAACTCTCTAAATTCAAAGTGACCTACATTAATACCAAGGGAAAACGAAATAGAACGGTGCCTATATCAGAAGAGCTTTATCAACTGATTTACAAAGACACATCAGATCGCTTATTTAGCTGTGCATATAGCACTGTCTATAAATGGCTTACTCGAGCATTGCCTAATTTACCCAAAGGGCAAGGAACGCATGTTTTACGCCATACCTTTGCAAGTCATTTTATGATGAATGGAGGGAATATTTTGGTATTGCAGAACATTTTAGGTCACACCGATATTTCAATGACGATGCGCTACTCGCATTTTGCACCGAGCCATCTGAGCGATGCTATTCACTTTAATCCTCTGAATTCTTTGCCGCCAAAAAGTGGCGACAAAGTGGCGGCAGAGGATGTTATTTAGCGTTTAAAATGGTGTTCAAACGTTTTTAGCCTACAGCATTTCTTTCGCGACTAAATGCAGCAGAAACGTTTCCCGCTCTATGCTCATGCCCTTTTTAGGGCTCTCAGCCATGGTCTTCTCGTTATGAGCGATTGCCTCATGAATGTTAATCCAAACAGGCTTCATCCCGTTTTTAACTTCGTAGTCTTCGTAATCCGTCTCACCAAGCTCACGATCAATCTTGCACGAATAACAATAAGAGATCATGTGCATCATATCTGCATCATCTTTATACCAAGGACGAAATTCTTCAAATATCCCGAACGGTTTAATACTGTGAATATTCTTAGCACCAGTCTCTTCTTCAAGTTCACGAACCATACCTGCAATCACGTCTTCGCCTTCGTCCAAGCCACCACCAGGAATGGTGTAGTCGTGGTAACGTTCCGTATAGAGCATCAGAACATCCTCACCATCTAAAACGATTGCACGGGCGGCATTGCGCTTATATACCGTTTTATTATCTAAGTGTTCGATATCTGGGTGAATTGTGGTTTTTAGGTGTCTCATCGTTCTGACTGCTCAACTGAATTTGGGCGGCATCATATCATAACCAAGCGTAGATTAGAGGCTCAGAATGACCGACAAAACTCGGCAGATATTATTTTTATCGCGGGGGATTCATGGTCGTAAGAGAATAATTCCCATCTTACCAACCTCGAATCATAGGGTGTCTATCTTTTAAGGCCCCAACCTAACTGAACTTGATCTCATGCTCAAAAAACAGTTAAAAATGAGGAAATATCAACCTATTTCAATATCTTGACCAAATTAGAACAACCTTTTCTTAAATCTAAAATATACTGGTTTTATAGAGCTTCAAATTTAGTTCTGTAGAACTTAACACATTCACTTGTAGAGTTATCACTTAGGAGATAAACATGAAAAAAATTGGTTTGATGGCTGTGTTTGCCCTTGTATTAGGCGGTTGTGCGAATGACTATGCAGAATATAGCGAAGTTCAACGTGTTTCAGTCGCTAACCCAGCATCGGTTTATTGTGTTCAACAGGACGGCGAATTGGACACGGTAACGGAAAATAATCAACGAACCACTTATTGTGTATTACAAGATGGTCAGCGTATCGAACAGTGGGAATACTACCGCAATAACCACGATCAAAAAGAAAACAGCTAATCTGTGATGCTGTGATGCTGTGATGCTGATAGCTTATGACGTCACATCGATATAATAAGCATTATTTCTTCACAACTTTCACCCAATAAAATCCCATGATATTACGTAAACTGCCCGCTACTCAGCGGCGGTTTACTTTACCGAAATAGCAATTGAACAGCGTTTTATTTATGACATAGCCCTGACATTGTGAATGTATCAGGTCGATAAAATATCGATCTGTTACAGACATTTACATGTTAAATTGATATGAAAAGCCAACCTAAAAAACAAGAAAAAGCTCATATGTCGTTTGAACTCCCTGAGTTCACGCTCTCACAATCCACCTCACAAGTTATCTATAAACGGTGTCAAACGGCGTTAGTCGTTTTAGCTATTGGTATTATCGTAAATTTGGCACTTCGAATTGATTTTGTATTGTTCAATGGATCTGTTGGCGAAGTGTCAGTGACCGAGATGCTGCAGCAGTTACTGCTTATTATTGCGTCTGGATCTTTTGCTTATCTAGCAAGAAAGAAAACCGAAGTTAAGCACGCAGCCCTGCTCATCAGCGCGTTTTTCGGTGTGATGTTTATTCGTGAAATGGATTTTTGGTTCGACAAGATCGTACATGGTGCTTGGGTAGTCCCTGCCCTATTGGTTTCTGGCAGTGCCATTTTCTATGCGATTAAAAATGGTAAACGAACCATTGACCAGCTTGCGCTTATTCTTGCATCTCCGCACATGAACCTTTTGGTTACTGGTGTAATGCTGTTATTGGTATTTTCTCGTCTGTTTGGCATGGGCAGTTTTTGGCACAACGTTATGGGGGATAATTACGTGCGCGTGGTTAAAAACATCGCCGAAGAAGGTACTGAGCTTTTAGCCTATTGTTTGATTGCTTTTGCTAGTCTTAAAACGGTTCTTGGCATCACGAGAAAGAAATAA